TCAGGAAATCTCCTTACCATTCTTTCCATAGCAGAAGGCAATGTCGCAAGGCTCGGGGAATACTGGGTGAGAACAATTTCCCAGAGTTGATTCACTTTGACGGTCCCGCTTAATGGCGCTCCAGGGACAATCTCAGGAAATTGCCTCATGGTCACTTCCAAGCCCTGCACCTTCCATTCGCTAGGAACGCTCTGTTGGCCAACCGTGTATACAGCAGGAATCGTAGCGGTACTTGGCAATATGTAAGTTCCAATCAAATTGGGACTTGCCGATAGAAGCGAAGTGATAGTGTCGCGAAGTTGCGTGATGTTCACAATAAAAAAGCCTGCCCATGCAGGCAGGCTAGCAAGAAAACCGCTAAAAAGTCAGGAGTTGGGAGCAGTCGGGATGATGCTGCCAGTGTTAGTGGCGGCTTGATGAATGCCAATACGACCACGGCTGATGAGGTCAAACGTGCATTCCACCAGATTGTCTGCAGGATAACTTTCGTTATAGTTCATAACGCGAGCTACGAATGCCACGCGATCGTAGTAGTAGGTGGTACCACTGACGCCCAGTTGCTTGTTGATCTCTACATACACTTCGTTGTCCTTGTCAAAGCGACCAGTAGAAATCACTTGGAAGGCTTCGTCGAAGCTGTTAGGCAAGAACACAGTACCGTCTACATCCTTCTGGAAGTAGGAAGTGATGGAAGTAGTGGCTTGTGAAGTAGTGATGACGCTATCTGCATAGCCACCGCCGCCAAGCAGGTAGAATTCCTGATTGCCGTCGTTGAAGGCCACAGAGCCGGTTGTAGCGGCCTGCAGGGTGTAGAGGGTGGGAGCACCGCTAACAGTGAACGTAGAGCCGCTCTGGGTGATGATAGGACGCGCTGCGCCTGCAATCGAACCAACACGCACAATTACGTCTTGGCTCTTAACCAGTTCAGTCGGATGGTAAAGCATGAGAAAAAACCTCGATGGAAGAAAGAAAATGATTAAGCGCTTCAGACGTTCTGAACGCTTCCCTTGCCAATTAGTCTAAAGATTCCCCTTATGGGAGTGCCGAGAAACTGCCAGTAATATTCAGCAATTTGCTCGTTTGGCAATAGTTCAAACCGTCCCTCTCTTCCATTGATGGTAGCAGCAGCAGAGCTTCCCGGTGAAATGTTAGAAAGCGCGAGTGGGCTCGTCAATCTTCCTTCCATATACACTGCTGTGGCGTCAGCGCCAAGCAAATAGTCAAACCGTGGATTCTGCTTTTGCTTCAAGGTGGCATAATATGTTACGCCCGATGAGGAGGCAACATAATTACCAGTGGTTGTATCTTCCGTATAGCCTGACGCAACTTGCCAAACCAAAGTGGCATTAGCAAGTGGCGACAGAGCGTTGGTCATACAACAAAACCAATGGTAGAAGATCCGGCAATGGTATCAAGCATTCGTTTGAACTCTTGTCCATACTGGGTGGCATCAAGCCCTTTCCCATACACCTTGCCTTCTGTAGCACCAATTTGAATGCCCATTTGCGCAAGCTGAATGGCGATAATATGAGCAGCCAGATGTTTTACAGCGCGATCAGTTTGATCACCAAAAACTTCTTCCGTTGCATCAGCCAATGCTTCGGAAACTGCTCCATTTACAATGCCCGATGGGTGCGGAGTGAATTCAGGGAATCGATCCAAGAAAGTGGCATAGGTGACAGTCATGATCAGGCTTTCCCTGCCTTGATGGCTTCAAGGCGTTTGTTGATGCCATTTCTGACCTTGATCCGACCCTCACGACCCTTCCATGCTCGAAGCTGATCTTCGTCATGCATAATTTCTAGCAGACGAAAACATTCGACCAATGGAAATTGAGTGAGAGTGTCAATGTTCTGGGGAATGTCCTGAACTGTAACGGCTTCCTTCACCTCTTCAATAGAGCCAATTGCCATGAGGCTTTTGACTGTATTGTTTTGGCGGGCTACTGCCCACTTGGTATCAGGCACGTCTATATTCACTCCAGGGCTGAGCTGAAGCAAGCCAGCATCAGTGATAATCCCAAAACCACCTTCGCGGGGAGGATTTTCAAGCTCAGGGCGATAAGCGATCAACATGTGGTGTTCGTTGTAGAACTGTTAATAAGCTTAGCGCCCATCGCCTGTCCGTCCTCAGGAAGAAGCCTGAACGTAAATGACGCTCTTGGGGTAGTAGATGGCTACGCCACCCACGCGAGCATGAGCTGGAACGATGAATTCCAGTCCACGTTGCTGGGGCGGGAACAGCTCAAGCGGTTGAGGAATGTGCAGTTGCACTTTCTGTGGATCACGCTTGTAAACCACCATACGATTCGTGTTGAGCACACTGTTGTCACCGTCAAGCTGATTGATGGGCTCAATGTTACGAATGTAAGGATTGGTACGAAGGAAGTATTCCAGCACAGTTACGTCCGAGGAATCGGAGAAACGCTGAGTGCTGATCACTCGGTAGTCTTCGTAGGCCAGCAGGATGGTGTCGGGCTGTTCCTTCATCTTCGATGCATTAACGATGGCAGTTACGCCATAGTTAAGCAAGTCAATCATTTCCTGGGATGTAACGGCAGCAGTGGTGAACCACTTGTCTGCAGCAACAATGTCCACAGTGGAATTATTGAAGAAGCCAGCAAGTCCAACGGATGATTCGCCAAACATTGCCAGGTTTTCAACCTTCTCTTCATAAGCACGACGCACAGCAGTAGCACGACGTTGCTCAAGAGCGATGCTTGCCATTTGAGCGGCACGCAATTCCTGAACGGTGTAACCAAAGCTGCCACCAAAAGAGCGAATGTTGATGCTCTTTTCGACTTGGCTGATGTCGGCACGGGGCAGATCATCAGCGGCATCAGCAATCAAACGGAATTCACCAGTCGAATCCATGATCCGATAGGTGAATGTTTGAGCGCCAGGGCCAGCTTCGCTAGTTACAGGCAGGATGCTGGGATATTTGATGTCAGCATAGGTGACTTCAAATACTTGGGGGCGGATGTACTCAAGCTGACGCTCAAGAAACAGACCCGCTTCGTCCATGCGAAATTCAGACATCAAAAATTCCTCCTAAGAATCAGCGGAGAGGGTGAAGCTTGGTCCGTTCAGTTCCAGAACTGCAATGCCACTGGTGGTGGTGCTGGTCAGGAAGCGAGCGTTTGACAGGCGAACGGTCTTGCCGGATGCCCAGGCATGACTAAATTGGCCAATCTTGCCAGTGCCGCTTGCTGCGTACAGCACGCGCACAGGGGATGCAGGAGTAACAGCGCCAGTGACATACACGGCAACTGCACCTTCGTTGGCAACATTCATTGCTTGATTATTCTTGACACCAGGACGGTTGTCAGAATTCAAGGCAGTTTCGTCAACGTAGGTGAGAACGTTCACGCCTAGAACAGTGTCACCAGTAGCGGCAATGGTCTTTGCGGAATTAGCAACGGTGCCACTGGTCACGTAGACAACAGTGTTACCAAAAGGAATGACAACATTGGTTTCATTGACATAGGTGCCAATGGTGTTGTCGCGAATATCAGAAAGCTGACCTTCTAGTAGTGCGGTATGCGCAAGAGCGTAGCTCTGTTGCACGCCACCAGCGGAAGCAGTTCCTGAAGCAGTAAAAACAACGGCCATAGTCAGTGCTCCTTAGAAACGGAAAGAGGATTTTTCCAAGCGTTCTGAATCTTCTCCATGTAGGAGGAAGGAGCAGAACTTGAGGTTGCCAGAGAGGCAACAGCCTTGCGTAGTTCAACGGTGGAGGCAGAGTCAGTGCGATCAGCCAAGGTGTCAAACATGGCTTGCACATAATCGTCGGAGCGTTCCGACACGTCTGCATCAGCACGCACGGCCTTAATCGAAGCTTCCATGATTTCACGGGCAGTTTTGCCAGAGAAATCAAAGGTCGAATCGAGGCTGGTGCGAGCTTTGTCAATCAGGGCAATGCGTTGCTCCACAAGCGAATCCACATTCACTTGCTCGGCTGCTTCCAGATCTAGCTTGATGCTTGCCACTTCTTGAGCGAGAGCATCAGCGCGACCTTCGGCAGCGTCACACATGCCTTTCATTTCCTTTTGCATGGCATCCATTTCTTCCTGCATTTGGGAAGCTTTGGAGGCCATTTCATCGTACTTGCGCTTCATGTCGGCATAACTAGCCTTTGCGTCTTCACGCTCGGCAGTGATAGCACCCGCAAGGGCGGAATCAGCCTCAAAGGAAACGCCATCAAACACAATGTTTGCTGACATGATTTCTCCTGTTTGAGAATTGAAAAGTTCAGTCACAGCGGCGTCCGCTGAGTCAAGCATGAGACGCACTTGAGGCCCGCCTCTTGCTCTTTTAACGATGGCCACATGATTACCACGGATATTTTTTTGATAGCCGTCATAATGCTGACCGTCTGGCGTGATACCAGGTTCGTCAATGTAATCAACCTTGTATCCACAAGAAACTTCGCGAATTTGACCTCGCATTATTTCATCAATTGTTTCCTTGTCGGTAACAGTGACAGTGGATTCAATGAAGCCATCGGAATATGAAACATCTGCACTGGTGAAACCAATTGCATAGTCTTTAGTGTTAGACGCATCAAGCAGCACTGGTGGATGCTCTTTGGTCACACACTTTTCCCGAAAACTATCAAGAGCCTCGTTGGAGGCCACTTCAGATTCCGGTCGATATTCCAAGCGGATGCCACCACTTGCGTCCTTGTACGACTGAATGCCAGTGCGAGCAATGCGAGCACGGACCTTCAAGTAGCCCTCATCCGTGACATCGTAGCCGCGAATGGTGGATACGTCGTAGCGAAAGCAAGATCGTGAATCCATGAACCTATCCTAATTGGTTTTTACAATTAAAATGAGAGCTGTGATTCATGCGCGAATCAAAAAGTATGAAATTCTTGCAGAGCAAAGTTAACGCCTTGAATTTGCCTCATTATGAAAGGAGAATGCTGGTAGCATCTCGCCTCAAGGAGGTTAGGGAGAACAGCGGCCTTTCTCAAAGAGACGTGTCTATGCATTTGCATGTGGGACAATCCACTTACTGCCGCATGGAAAGGGGCGAAAATGAACCGTCTGCTGTTCAACTGGCCACGCTTAGTGGGCTTTATGGCACCAGCGTATTATGGCTTCTTGGTATGCCTAATTTTGTTGTAAACATGCGATCTTCATCTTAACCTCAGTCTTCATCATCTTCTGACTCGGAGCGCATTTGATCGGCAAGATTTTCCATGACATACGACTTGGCGATAGCCTTTATCTCGAAAACAAGCATCTTTACGGGATCAAGATATGCATGAGGCTTATCGTATGCATTTCTTACAAAAACATGCACTTCATCTAGTCGTCCATTTTTAAAATGTTGCTCCTCCACTAGCTGCCAGCAGGAGGTTTCTCTATGCTCATTTGACGAAAGAATTGCTAGAGCCTCTTGCGCATCAATGCCTTCATCTTCTTCTCCTTCGATGATTTCAACATATTGGCTCATGGCTTTGCTTGACGACTCTCTACCATCTTAATGATCCGCGCTGCCCACGACTTACCAGCATCGCCACCCCATAAATCCCATGCGATTTTTCCTGCATCATCTTCGCCGCCAGTTTTATTTTTTTCATGCCTGGAAAAGAAGGCAGCCATGCGTTTAATTATCTCGTAACTAATTTTCTCTCCATTGGCCAAGCTGGTTGCCCTTGCCACTCCACTACCAATACCTTGCTTTCCAGCCTCTTGTGTGGTCAAGCCGCCTTTGCCGTATTTCCTGCGAAGCTCTAGTCCGCGACGTGCTATTGCCTGTACAGACAATGGAGGGGCGAAGCTTTCCGCGTCACCCCTCAAGGCTTTCCCGAGTCTTCCCCTTCGGGATCCATCAGCTCTTCCTCGTTCAGCACTTGACGGATAAATGCTCGCATGTATTCTTCGCTTGCATCCTTCTTGGGCATTGTCATGCCAGCTTCAGACAAGGCAATGGCAACGGC